CTATAAATGAAATGGCGCAACGAAGTAATATCTGCGTTTGGGATGTTACAATACCTGCTGATAGAGTCGATAATATCGAAATTCTTAAAGACAAGTTTAAAATTTATTGTAAGAAATGGGTTTTTCAAAAAGAAAAGGGAATAAGTGGATACGAACATTACCAAGGGCGCGTATCACTTAAAATTAAGTCCCGAAAGGGTCCTATGTTGGGATATGGTGAGCACTACTCTCCGACCTCGAACGAGAACGAAGATAACGATTTTTATTGTGTAAAAGAAGACACACGCACCGCTGGTCCATGGTCTGATAAAGACCTCTATATCCCGAAACAAGTTAGAAATATTAGTTTATATCCGTGGCAAGTCCAAATCTTGGAAGACGCACATGTGTGGGACACACGGACAATTAACTGCATTATATGCCCCAAGGGCAATATTGGTAAATCAACATTAAGTACATACGCAGGAGCACGCGGTCTGGCGCGCTCTTTACCTATGATGGAGAGTTATAAGGACTACATGCGAATGGTTATGGACACGCCTAAGTCTAAGTTATATTTAGTAGATTTCCCTCGCTCCATGAATCGTATTGCATGTGCTTCATTTTGGAGCGCTATAGAGACAATCAAGAACGGTTATGCATATGATGACCGTTACGGGTTTAGAGAAGAGTATTTTGATTGTCCTAACATCTGGGTATTTATGAATACGAATCCAGATGAGAATTTCCTATCTAAAGACCGATGGAAATTTTGGGAGGTTTCAAATGGCGAACTAAAGTTCTGTAACACTAAATTTGAAACGACTGGAACTATTGGAACTATTTTAATTCACGATGAATAAAATTGAAGTTCATTTACTGCGCTGCATGCACGTTACACTCGCATGCGCTTAGAGGAACATTGGCAATGTAAAAGATATAATTTGGGATTTTATCGTAATCCGACATTATATTTAATTTATAGATTTTTTAGTAATCCTGCGCTTCGGATATCGCTATGCTACGCTACGCTACGCTTCGCTTCAATCCTTGCGCTTAAGCATCTTCATATTCAGCATACGTCTGCACATTCAGAGAGTAATAAGACTGACTTTTTCCTAAGTCATTAATTGGACAGTTTCCTACCACAGGATAAAAAACAGCGAAAAGTGAAAGATTTTCTATCATGTCATCATTCGGAGTGGAGTCCCCATCCTCATATTTGACATGTTTATTCTTAAGAATAAACTTTGTGACATCGAACCCGAAAGTTCGGGCAAGACTAAAGTCATTATTCGTTGTATTAGTAGGATTGGGAAAACCGGGGTTTATCGCATTTCCCATCTTGAATCGTTTCCTCCAATAAATCTTATATTTATCTTTATTGATAGGATATAGAATTGTACCGGCAGTAGAGTTAGGTGTAATAGCACCGTTACCTGCTTGATATAAATCAATCAACTGACCGTCAATAGCGGAAGCATTATTCAATAATCTTCCAAAGAAGACATCCACGTACCCACATAGAGAATTGGGTATGGCGTCTAATGGTGTTTCCCATATTAGGGAATTAGGTTGGATTAATCCCTTGATTACCCACCTTTTAAGTTTAATCATGTTTCCAACACGCTGGTTCTGTTGTGTTCCTTGTGTAATGTCAAACAACTGCGACCCTAATGAATTACTACCTGGTGCCCATAAGTAATACTCGAAATAGTTTGGTTCTTCATCTCCCTCCTGGAGAGTCATAACCGGCGATATATTAGTTCGAGAATCAGTAAATTTATTCTCGACATTTTGGGATATAATCCTTTGGACCCGCTGAACTAACGTGGGTTTAGTTCTGGCGGACATCACCTTCTTTGCACGAGGTGATTTCTTTACGGACGACTTCTTATACAATTTAGCGTTACTAAACATTCGTCCTGGCATCTTTTCTATCTCTTTATATACAAAAGATTATTTTTTTTAAAATTAAACGCGTTTTAATTTAAAGATTATTTTCTATTTATATACTATAAATGAAATGGCGCAACGAAGTAATATCTGCGTTTGGGATGTTACAATACCTGCTGATAGAGTCGATAATA